ATGCGTGTGGAAATCAGCATTGCCAAAGAGAAAGCCGGGAAAATGCCAAAGGGTTCACTGGAGGCTTTGAAAGACGAGATGACCCGCCGTGTCAGTAAGCAATATGACAATGTTGAAGTGATCGTGAAGACGGCCAGTAATGATGGTCTGAGCGTTTTGTGGGCGACAGATAAGGAAATTGCGAAGGAATTTGTCGAAGAAACCCTCAAAGACGCCTGGGAAACAGCAGACGACTGGTTTGTGTGTTGAGTTATGGGTATAGTGCGCCCTGACTGTACGGCATGAACACCTGCAGTTACCCTACCCGTCAGGCCTTGTATACGGCTGCCGGGTGGGACCTCTTACCCATCAAATTCCTAAGAACCTTTTTTATCATTATACATGGTGTGGATAAATTTTAATCACGCACTATAGTTATTAAATCCCATGGCGGGATCTTCCTCTGAACGTAATATTCACTCAGCATTGGAGCTGGATATGGCTGCTAATCTGGATTTAGTGCACCCCGAACTTAAAGAAAAAGTATTAAAAGTGATAGAACAGTGCCAGTTGAAAGGTTGCTTAATGAGGCCAAGTACAGGGCTTCGAGATCCCTTTGAGCAAGGCAGGCTATGGCGTCAGTCCCGTTCTATTGAAGAGATAACTAATAGAATTGACATGTTCAAGAAGCAGGGGGCTGATTTCCTCGCTCACTGCCTAGAATCAGTTGGTCCGCAACACGGAATAAAGGTCACCAATACCCCTCCGGGCCTTTCATGGCATCAATGGGGAGAAGCCGTCGATTGTTTTTGGTTGGTTAATGGCAAGGCTGAATGGTCACCAGATATTTTCATTAAGGGTGTGAACGGTTATCACGTATACACTGACGCTGCGATAGATATTGGTTTGAATCCTGGTGGGATCTGGAATAATAAAGACTGGCCTCATGTTCAGATTAGAGATAAGGATATAGGCGTTCTGGATGTATATAGCATTCAAGAGGTTAATAAGATCATGAGTGATACTTTCGGCAAGCTATAACGTTACTGGTGAAAGTTGAATTATAGAGACTATATTTGATATTTATAGTCTCTTTGTTAACTTTATTGAGTGTAAGTGCTTTAGAGATTTTTCTCATTACTCTTTAGATTTACCCTTAACAAAAATTTCTTGCCATTTATTATTTGCCGCATTTAAAATATTTTGATATTTATCTTGATATTCCTGAACTCTTTCAAGTGTTATTTTTCTAGTAGCATCATCCTCTTCCATGTTTTTATCCATCGTAATTAAATGCTTTAGTTCGTAAAGATCACAAACTGTAGCAATATTCATAGTCATTTTTTCTTGATACATGTACTTGGTAAGAACCTGCCCCGCCATGCTCGCCAGCCCACTAGTTATAATAGCTAAAATAGATACAAGGAAGAAAGAAAAGCTGGTATTTATTGCTATCAATAAAGTAGTAAGCCCACCCAATACAAATTGTCCAATGGAGTACATTTCACCTCTTCTCTGGTTATAATTGCGCTTTGCATTGAATTCTTTAATTCGAGAATCGATCTCTGACTCTAGGACGTTTAAGCTCTTTAACTTATGTTCAGCGCCCATGACAACCCCACTTTTTATCATGCTTAGGAATAAATACATTATAAAAGAGATATTAAAAAAAAACAGGCGCGATACCAAAAAATTAATTTTACATGGAATGCATAAAAATATTTTCGTAAATTCAACGCCCTGCCATATTTTCAACACCATAGCGTCATTACCTTAAAGACAAATATGTACACTTTATTTTAATCATTCGCTCCGACAGTCCTTAGTTAGATGACTGTCGGAGTTATCTTCATTACGTTTCACGTCACTGGATAATCATCAGCGATTTGCCCATCAGATTCGCGAGTTAGGTCCCGCCGTAATACCGGGTTAGCAGGCAGGTACTTATATAGCGTCTTCACTCCCACCCCTATCACATCGGCTACCTGTTACCGGGCAGATGTGATATCCAAATAGAAAAACACAAATAACAATAAAGTCAAAACATATAAACTGCTATAGCCGTTTAATTTAAAAATGACAATATCTTAAATTAAAAGTAAGAAGGGATCCTCCCCTCTTTCACCTTGGTTAAACTTTATACTTTTGCACTTGATTCATTAATATTCTTACGTTTCCCAAACAAAATAAATGGATGTTCGATTTTTAAATACGTCACACATGATACAACAACCACTAAAAACAAAAAAACAGGAAGCAATATGCAGTACTCAAAAAAACTCAAGGGAAAAACCCCGTTAAACAGTAGATTGAATATGATAAACAGGACTACGCCATGCATGAGATAAATGCTATAGCTTATTTCACCTAAGAATTTAGAGGTAGTCATAGATAACAACCCAAACAAATCACCGCCAAGCACTACAAACATAAAAAATAAAAGTGATATTGAGCTAAACAATAATAAATGTTCTTTTTCGTTAATGGTTAAAGCAAAAATAATTAATCCACACATAGCAAATGATGACTTATTGCTTTTGATTAATTTTTCATCTAAAACCCCAGACAATCTCTTGCTCTTGCTCAAAAAATAAGCCACACCACCTGTTACGAAGAAAATAAAGTATAGACTATTGAATATCAAAAAATCACGTTCCCACATTGCTAATAAAGCAACCAAAAAACCGCATATTACTAATGCATATCTATTTTTTGAAATAAAATAAACAAAAAATAATGAAAGATAAAAAAACCATTCATATCTTAACGTCCATGAAACCCCCGCTGTTATCCTCTTTGCGTCAGAGTAACCATTTATGGAATCACCTACAAACAAAAACCATCTCAAAACTTGCTTTATAAACAAGCCATAATCAACCTTTAATGTAAAACCAGTAATACAAAGCGATATAAAAATAGTAATTGATGCTGCAAAAAAATAAAGCGGGAGAATTCTATATAACCTTGATTTAATCAACCCAACAAAATCAAAATTATTAAAAAATCTCGCCTTGTCTATTTTTCCAATAAATAAAAAACCAGTAATCATAAAAAAAACAGCAACAGCAAAAACCCCTAAATTATTAAACAAAACGAGCGATGGTTCTTTCCACCCTCCACCAGTCCGCCACTGATAGAATATGTAAAAATGATGTGCAGCCACCATTAGCGCCAAGTAACCACGAAGCCCATCAATACCAGAATATCGTCCCTGAGATGCTACAGGAACATATTTAACCAATATTCCAGAAAAAATGAACACTATAAAAAAACACGGCAAAATAATAATGGAAAATAATATGTCTCCCACAATATCACCTTTGATAATAATATGTTAACAGCCAGACACTTTTCACGTCTTTCACGTCTTTCACGTCTTTCACGTCTTTCACGTCTTTCACGTCACAGACATATGTGAAAACGGGGTTATAAAAGCAAGAACATCAATGAGTTACAACTAAAACCACAAGCACTGTAAAGTTATGTCACTTTAGTTGACAAATAAAACATATTCCACCAACAGCAGAAAGTCAAATAAAAATGCCACTCATTTAATTATTAATAAATCTATGATATACAAAGTTAAAACAATCACTGGCATGAATATAAAGTAAAAAGCACGTAAAACAGCATAAAATAGTTGACAAATTGCCTACATTCTGAACTATTGTAAGATAACTATTGCCATAAGATGACTTTTTAAGCCATTTGCAGTAAAGATATTCTTGACAATGCATGTAAAAAAAGAGACCTGTAGGCATTTGCATTTTTGTAACCTTAGTCTTTGCTTCAGTTGTCAATTGCGAAGCGAACATTTTCGCTATCCTCCAAGGAAGCCAATAAATAAGCTATGAATGGCAGTCGTTACGAAATCCAATAGGCAGGAAGGCAACATGAGTCGTCGCGGTAACTGTCACGATAACGTGGTTGCGGAAAGTTTTCCAGTACTGAAGCATGAACGGATAAAGAAAAAATCTATGGCTCGCGGGAAAAGGCCCGCTGTGATATTTTTGATTACATAGAACTGCTTTTAACAATAAGCAATTCATGGTCTCAGGGTTTAGATCTCACCACTGGAATATGAATATTATCAACAGTTCGTAAGTATCTAGATTATCCGTGGCGATTCAAACCTCCAGTCAAGAGATGACTCATTCCCCCTTAGTTAATTATGAGAACCTGCTGTCAATAAAGACTAAATCTGCGTCGAGGATTTCAGCAGCCGTTAAGGTAGTCGCTGCCAGGTCATCTTTGCGGACGCGATAAAACTTACCCGCCCAGGTCAGGGGGAATGACGCCGAAGTGCCGATATATTTTTGCGTAGGTGCTGCCGGTACAGTTGTGGCCACAGCAGAATAACCGGACGTATACACCGCCACACCATCCACGTAGACCTTTAGTTGCTGTTGTGTGCCGTCGCTGCTCAGTTGCAGCTCAAAAGCAACTTGATGAAGCGCATTGTCATAAATTGGCGCCAGTGCAGATGCCAGACCGCTGTAGTTTTTTCCGCGAGCATAAACAGAGATGGACGTCGGGACAGCGCCGACAGCCGGCGTACATACCAGCGTCAGCATCGCCTGAGTCGCGTTGTTAAGCGTCGTAGTGGAGAAACTCAGCGTTTGGTTATTCGCGCTCGCTGCGGTACCCGCTCCGTAATTAGACATTTTCATCCAGATGGTGATCAGCCAGTGAGTGTCTGCAGGCTGAGGGGCAGCAACATCCGGAAGATTTACCGTATCCCCGTTAATCCCGGAAAATATAATGCCACCGCCGGAATAAATATGTGATTTGGAGACTTCAGCAACGGCTGAACCGGTAATCAGATCCCTTATTTGTGCGCCAGATGCAAGATTTTTCTTTCCCCCGGACCACTGATTCGACACATCAATTATGGCCCGTGTCGCTGCGTTAGCAGACTTATCGCGCACCAGTTTCTTACCTGTCGGTGCAACCAGACCTTTCACCCGAATAATTAATCCTGACATTTATAACCACCCTTTACTTAGAAGAAATTGATAAACAAAATTAGCGTTTACATTAGCCCCGGTATCCAACGCATATGCAGGTTCGAGGGAGGTGGCTATTGTTTGTGATGGATGCAAATTATCGTAGCGAAGAGATCTAGGGGTTAAACCAGCAGCCACGTCAGCCATGTCATTTGCTGACGCCGGATTTGCATGGTTAATAAAGTTCTGCCTGATATCTACGCCATTTATTGCACAGTAGAAATCTGGAAACTTATCAGCCAGACCGGAGTTGAGAGCCATCATCTGAGAATAGCCAGTGCTTCCGGGTGGTTCTGTAGATGCATTAAAGTCAGCAAGGAAAACTATTTCTTGCCCTATATTTTTAACATAATTTGCCATTGAGACGGCGTCACTCATTATCATGCTGGTTTCGCTGATGTTATTCCTTCCAATCCAGAAGAGATTAATACACTCATTATGCTGATCAAATTGTGTTCCGGACGGAATGCTGTTGAACACATTCACGGTTGTGATCGGGTAAACAAATAACACAACCGGTGAAGAGACCGTTACAGCACTACCTGATGCCAGCCGGGTAAATGTTGCGGCCGTACCGTTCCAGGTAAAGGTCCCGTCAACGCCAGCCAGATTGCATTTCAGTGCTACCGGGGCAGCGAGGGAACGGCATGGTCCAGGCACTGCAGGTGTAAGAACAACCGCTCCTGACTCCGGAATGATACCGCCAACAGGCGCGTAATAGGCAGGCGCCCCACCCTGGCGCGCGGCAATGGCATCACTCGTCTGCCCGCTAAGACCAAAGTTATATGTCGGCAGCCCGGTCAGCACACGCATGCGATTCAGGAATGCGCCGTTATTGATAAACGAGTGACCCCATCCCACGATTTTTTTACGTGCAAGATAAGCATGCTCCTTGAAAGCAGGAGAAGCAGCATAAAACAATCCTCCCGGCGGTGGATCTGACCGGTCAGATTGCCACACTATCCGGTCTGCACCGTCGGGGCGTGGACTGGTTTCATTACTGTTCCCGGACGTAACGGCTTTAACTTGCTGCGTCTCAGTGTCAAACACCCGTACCTGGTTTTTTCCCTGATTATCTAACTCTGACCAGGGGAGCAATGGATTGATTTTTTTTTCTGGCAGGTTCTGGGTTATGCGCCATGCATCGTCCCACTCAGGCGAACGTTGCACATAGTCAGCTGTGCTGAACTGAATATTGTTTTCGTCATCAATTATCAGAAAACCATCAGCCGGATTAAACTCGAATTCATTAATATCCGCCACCACTGCTGAAACCTGAAAATTCGTCAATACAGAGCGCTCATCTGGAGTCGGTATACCCGCAGGGTCAATCTCTGTCCCGTCTATAAAAAGGCGTGAAAAATAACTGTTCAGAAAGTTGAACGATTCAATACCCGCGGTATACCGCAGAATATTGTCTTGCTCATCAATAACGATGATGTCAAATACAAGACCAAACTCATATTCACCATCGTCAGGTATGCGAAACTCAACTGAACCGTTGAGAGGTAACAGATTTTGAATAGATTCCATCGACGGCATCCGCCGCCCGGTTGCTACAAGCGTACCGGCGTTGTTGATAACTTCAATGGCCAGGGCGCTGTCATCAGGGCTGCGGTAATACGTTGTCGACCCTGCAGGGATATTCGCGATGTCCGCCTGCGCCGCCGCCAGGGTCATGTACTGCTTACTAAGAGGGATGATGTTCTGCCGTATCTCATCGTTTTTCGCCATCATCTGGCGCCAGGTATCGAGCGGTTTCCCTCCGCGGTCATCGACCGTCTCCTCTGGCCCGTTCACCAGCCGATCGGCCCGTTTAACGTTATCCAGGAAAATTTCAGGCGTGGTTGTTCCCAGCGGCGGATTCAGTTCATCTGCTGCCATGTTTTTTGCTCCAAAAAGAGGCTTCGCCCAAACGAGGGTTTGAGCGAAAGAAAAGTGGAAGGGGATTTTTTTGGTATTAAGCAGCGTCGCCGGGGTATGTGGCGTCGTCGTACTGGTAGAAAATTTCTTTATATTCCGGTGCGGTCACCTGGAAAGTGCCGTTATCCGACGGCGCGATTTCAGCAACTAAACCATGTCGCGCGCGCTGTTCGCTTTCGCAAAAAAGCAATCTCGGCGGCTCAACACTCGGATCGTCAAAAATCCAGAGTTCAGGCTCAAGATCGACGTTGTATGGTACGGTGAGCGTGTAATCGTCGATTAACGTCGGCACCAGCAGTCGCGATGCCCTGCCGTCCTGTAACCGTATCCAACAACGCGGACTGGCATAACCCCGGTTGAGCGGTTCCGTCACAAACAGAGTGATTTTCTCTGAATCATATTCCCTGTGCTCAATCAGGCAACTGATAGTTCCTGAGGTAGGGATATCATCGGCCAACACCAGGCGATCACTGAACTGATAGCACCAGGCATCCATCTCTGTGGACGTCGAGTAGGTTCGCCGTTGATGGATATGCTTCATCAACCGGCGCATGCCGATACGGTATGCCCTGTCTGCACTCATCACCATATCCAGCGAGTGCGATTCAACTTTTCGCGGTACCGGATTATCCGGCGTCCGGCACTGCACAGTTTCCTCTGCCCAGGTCAGCGGATTAATATATTTAACGTCTACACCGTCAAAATCATCATCCGTCACCGCGCGGAAAGTGGTCTGCATTTCCTCAGTCATTTCCTGCGGTGTGATCATCCCGGCCCAGCTCTTAACCCCTTCCCGGCCAGCAGAAATCTTACCGTCTGAAAGAAGGAAGTAACCCATGCCCGCTTCGGTGATACGGTCGAAAATGTCCTTTGCCGATGTGCTGTCGCTGTCGGCAACATAATCAAAATACTCCCCGCGTGGTGTCCAGTATGTTGCCTCCAGGTGGTTAATGGTCTCCATATCGATCTGGCTGTCGGAATACCCAAGGCTGCGGGCAAGATAGTAAAAACCGCCGGAGATACTGCGTGACGGACTGCCGTCATACAGACGGTTGATAACCGCACTGACGCGCCGATCGGACTGAGACGCCAGCCGGGGGCCCGTTCGTAGAGTAATCGCCATCGTGGTGATGTTCTGGTAACGGGTTGGTCGAGCAGGCAATTTGGCTTTCAGGGATTGCCACTGTACGGAGTCGCGAGTCGTCCCGCCCCATACCGGCGTATCACGTTTGACACGAATCTCATAGTTACCGGAGGTCGGAAAAGTAATCGTCTCCGTATAGCCGATCATGTTTACGGTGTTATTGCCGTGCTTAATGGAGACTGATGACCAGTCACTGGTCCCGGTCAGACGATACTGAATAGTGATCCAGACGTCGTGCCAGTGAATTTTCCCGTCTTTACTTCCGATATCTACCAGGCCATTCGGGTAGGTAAAGTTCAGTTCAACTTCAGTCGTAACCTCTCCCTCCGGGCAGCACAAAAATGGCCCCATCCAGTCCGATGAGTCATTTAACCCGGTAACACTGGCGTCCAGTAACGTGCGGGAGGTGAATCCCGGCCAGCCGGCATCAATAACCAGATTGCCGGAAACATCCTCCTTCATCCTGCTGACAGTAATCGTCAGCCCGTCAATCTCAGTTATCGTGTACTGGTCCCCTTTCGCACTCAACGCAATACGCTGTGTACCGTCGGGAATGCCTGAAAACGCGGTTCCTGAAGCACTCCCCCATGCCAGCGTGACAGCGGGTAATATTTCCGGGCTCCCGCCGGTAGACGCCACGCCCGCAACGTTGACGGGAGCATCCCCGAATACTGCCGAGGGTAGCACTGTATAGCCGATGCTGTGCCCGCTCCACGGGCTGGTTTTCTCAGTAATCTGTACACGTCCACCGTCATCCTGCGCGATAAGTCCTGACCCGGTCAGCTGGTCGGTGATGGTATCGAGCAACGCAGCCATCGTGAGATAATTCGCCGACAGTGAAATCACATAGCTATGCCCGGACCAGGTCAGCGTGAATGAAACAGGAGATGCGCTGAAATCATACGTGGTCGGTGCTGCCGAAGCGGTAAGAGACGCCGCAGAACCGGCGACGCCGGGAACTGCCGGAGAGCCAGGCGTAAACGACGATACAAACAGATCGTAATCGTAGTTCGTCCAGTGCAGGCTCACCGCCTGACCTACAGCAGGGTTAAGCTCCGTAAAATCACCGTGGATAGCTGTTCGACCACCGTCATTACTGACAGTGAAGGCGTGAGGTGCCACGATGGTAATTACGGTACCCGCCTTCCACGACTCAGGGACAGATGTGTCGTTTCCTGAATCGTCGTCTGCCGTCTGTCCAATCAACGTAACGGCATCACCAGACACAGCAACCGCTGCAGCGCTGACACTCACCCTCCCCGGCCCCGTCGATGCGAGGTCGAGACCGGCGGTACCGGAGTTGGTGCCACCGACTTCTGTCGAGTTAAACCAGTTATCTGCCCTGCGGTCGCCGCTGACGTCCGCTCCAGGAGGATAAATCGTTATGCTGGCATCATCCCCGAATGAGGAAAGCGGCGTGTTACCGATTTTCACTGTGTTGCGGAAATCAGCGTATTCACCGTATGCAACGGATAAAAACATTTCAGTGCGGTAAATCTGCGGATCAGCCCGGTCAAACCGGCTGACAGGCTGAACCAGGTAATCAGGGAACACCTTACAACGGCCAAATACCTCCCGGATCGGACTACCCAGTTTTGCGGTATTCGCCTTTGCCGGAGAGAGGTCAAGCTGATCACCGTTGGCGGTCGAAGCCCCCATTTTCCCCAACTGGGACATCATAATGATGCTGTATGCAGCCGAGGCTACAGCGACAGCCACCGCTGCCCAGGCAGCAATTTCCAGCCCGGTACCATAGGGAACGGGGTAAATACGAACATCACTATCTGCACGTAAATAGCATAATGGCCACTCAGCGGACGGAACTGGACGCCCGTTAACCTCAACAGCAATTGGATGCGTTCTGTCAGGCGTGTAGCTGGGAACGTGTTTTCTCAGCCAGTCATGCAGGGTCATTTCACCATGTTCACGCTGCGCCAGCGGTTCGCCAGGAAGACGCGAAGGATAAAATCGAATAGTCATCGCCAGAACTCCACGCGGTAAAACCGGGTAACAAATCGGTTAAGTGGCAGAAATGTGACGTTCGTAGCCGGATTGCACTCTGCAACCTGTAGCTGGTTATCCAGCAAAACAACAATACCAACGTGTGTCACGACTGAGCCGGAGTAACAGGCCACTCCTGCCCCCTCGCAGGGTTCGCAGCGCTCAAGGGAGCGCATCAGCTTTCTTGCCTCGCGGTCCAGGCCGCCGCAGTCTTTTGTCACCCCTGAGAAATCAGGCCAGAGGGGCAACCCAAGGTCTGCGCGGATTTCATTCACAATGCCGAAACAGTCAAGCTCAGGGTAAGCGCGGCCCCCCTTCAGCCATTTGACCGAAAGATATTTGTCAGGTTGAAACATAGAGGAACCTCAGTACAGGTAGCGCAGACCAGGATGATCGACGAGGTTGTAACGATTACGGGGCCAGGCGGTTTTCAGAACATTCATGTACCCGGCGGTGATCTGAACCGCCGATGGCGTCCATGTGCCGTTTTTTATATCCAAAGTGTAAGGCGCTGCTGCCGGGGCTGATAAGTCCGTTGAAACATATCGTCGGAAAGTCAACGTTGCGGACTTCAAATCATCAAGAATGCTGTCGATCGCCGCTGAAACAACACCATCAATATTACTGACAGAAAACTTCAGGTCTTGTGTTCCGTCGGCATTGCGAGCAGGTAGCGCAATTTCAATCGCGCAGGCTTCGAATGTTGCAGTCTGCCCGTTATCAAGGGTCACGGTAGTATCGTCATAACCCCGAGTCAGCCAGTAGTTCTGATCCCCTGCCGTTATCTGCAGCGTATCGTGAATAACTTCAGAACCGCTGCTGGCGTAAAGCCGCTCAAGTATCTTCATGTTTAGGCCACTCTTTATTCAGTGCAATATCGAGCAATGACTGGCCAGCCAGCCATTCCGGGTAATTCCCCCACCCCGCAGGCGGTAACGGACGTTCCCATAACTCCAGCGTTGCGCTGTACTGCCAGTATTTTGGTGCCACCAGCGTAGGCCCTTCGTAAATATCCACGAACCTGGCTCTGTAGGGCTTCACCCCGATTGGAGTCTGTAGTTTCAGATAGAACCAGTATTCACCATCTTTAAGAGCATCACGGAAAAAAGCTTCAAACACCTGCGCCAGCGCGTCAGTCTGAAAAATCCATTTAACTGATGCCTGAGTAGGTGTTGAAGTATATCGCCGTCGCTGCCTGGAGCGACCGGAGGTCAATTCCGTGCGTAATAATGGCGATACAGGCTTAAACCCGTACCCGTCCATCAGTGGCATGGGAAGGTACTCATCCGGGTAGATAATATCTGCCATTAACATTTCCTCCCGGCAGGTAATCAGTCTGGTCTTTTAGCCTGAAGATTAGAGTAAATAGCCCGCCCAAATCTCTTTTGCGGTTTAATCACTTCAGCGGCTAACTCGTTAATAATTTCATGCTTTAACGCGGCATTCCGACGCTCTACAGCGATCATCGTGGCGTCGTCAGGTTGTCCACTAAACGTGCTACGCGCATCCACGCTGACCGCAATTCGTGGTTGCGCCTCTATCTGCCTCGCTGCGTTCTGTACCGCCAGTGATTCCCGCCCTACAGCTTTAACCCCCAGCGAACCATCAGCGCCACGGGTAAGTGGCATGATGGCTTCCGGCCCGGCCTCGCCGAATACACCTGCCCCTTTCGCAAACGCAAAATATTGGGGAGTGCTGTAAACACCATTGCTGTAGGCAGAAAGTGACGGAGAATCGTAAACGCCTCCAAGAGCGTTAAAGGAGAAATTTGCTCCCGCGCTTTGAATCGCTGTTCCGCTACTGGCAGCACTACTCGCCCCGCCCAAAATACTGCCAAAAATTCCGCCAAAGCCGCCCCCCACTGAAGCCAGAATGGCTTTGGTGATCAGCGCCTGAGTTGCCATCTGGATCAGCGACTGAATGACACTTTCCCCTAAAGACGTGAAGATATTCGACATCCCCTCTTTAAAGCTGGTCGCGCCCGTCAGAACGTTTGTCATATTGGTAGAGATCGAGTTAGTGGCATTATTCAGAATTTCGCTGGTTGCAGAGGCCGCCATTGAACTCAGATCAGAAGCCTGATCGGCATAGTTCATCAGAGAATCGCTGATCCCCGCCCGCCAGTCTGACTGCTGTTCATCGGTTTTCTTGTAGTAGTCCTCCTGAATCGCCAGCCGTTCAGTAAGCGCTGTTTTAAGCGCTTCCGTTTGCTTTTTATACAGGTCTTCGGAAATCTGCCCACGACTGAAATCACGCTGTAAATCCCGCTGCTGCCTGAGAAAATCAGCGCGAATATCCGCCATTTCCTTCATTCGATCACGGGCTTTATCCCCCTGTCCCGCGCCGAGGAAATCGATATTCCCCCTTTCCCGGGCGGCAGTATTACTGTCGGCCAGACCTTCGCGGAATGTTTTTAGCTGTTCAGCGATATTTTTCTGATCAATAAGCGCAGCATTGTGCAGCAATGTTTCCTTTTTGGATTTTTCAAGCGAAGATAATTCCCCCTGAGTGACCTGATATTTCATCTTTGCCAGCTCAGTGTTTTGGCTGGAAAGAGCAATTTGCTCCCGTTGCTGTTTAATCAGCCGGGTATAGGTATCTTCGGTTTTCTCCGCCTCGGTTTTCCCATGCCTTCCTTTTGGCTTGGGTTTATTTTCCTGGTTGTTTCTCCATTCATTCAGGCCGTTATTAATCAACTCCTGCCGTCCGGTCTGAAACTGTGGGTCGTTAGTTAACCCCAGGTCATCCGCAGCATAACCCAGTCGTGCGCGCTCCTTGTCCTCACCTTTGAGTTTTGAAAGCGCCAGATCACGACGGCTTTTTTCAAGTGCAGACGTTTGCTGGGTTGTCAGGTCTACCTGTGGTAAGCGTACTGGTGCGTTTACCAGCCCCTGCCGGGCCATGAGAAGATTATTTCCGAGACCCAGAAGACGGTTAAATTCCGTATGCTCACCGTTCATCATTAATAACGATTGATAAGCTGAATTTTGTTCTGCAGCCTGCTGCCGGATTAATGCTATTCGCCTGTTCTCTATCCCCTCCAGTACCGACTGGATCGACTCAGACTTAGCCTGCATCTGAGCTAACCTCTCCTGTTCAACGGCAAGAGCGGAAGTCGCTTCTTCCAGACCACGGGTGACCGCTTCGACCGAAGTCAGGTGGTTTATCATGAAACCGCCACTGGTTGTTGGTCCGGGGTTAGACAGGACATACTGATAGCCCGCGATCTCTTCCTTCAGGCTTTTTACTTTTGATGTTTGGGCATCAACAAGACGGTTTTGCTCATCCAGCGCCTGACGGGTTTTGTTCTCATTATCAGAAACTTCGGGCAGGGTCATTGATTTTGTCTTTTCACGGACTGCATCAATGGTGTTTGCATATTCCTGTGCGGATAATCTGGCCTGCTCCTGATTCTGGTACATCGTGTACCAGGCACCAGCACCAAGCAAAACCAGCCCTGGAATACCGCCAACGAGGCCTAATGCTCCCCCCATGAGCCGGGATCCCACAGCAGTAACCGAGTTCAGTGCAGTCTGAGCGGATACTCTGGCCTGAATATTACGGTTAAGTGACTCCTGCGCCAGTGAAAGCCGTTTTTCTGCGGCGACCTGCGCGTCTGTACCCCGCGCCGCTGCCAGCGCCTGCTGGGCACGATAAACTGCAGCACGCGCGCGAGCTGTCGAAACCTGCGTCCCTCTTACCTGGGCTTCAGCTAAAGCTACTTCACTTTTTGCAGCGTTAATAATCCCAGCCGTCGCAGAGCTGGCACCAAGAGCCATATTTCCCAAATATCGGGCTGCGCCAACGGCAACAAGTGCTCCGGCAGCAGTGGCGACCTGATCAATATTGTTGGCTACGCCATCAAGTAATCCGGTCAGGGTATTTGTGGCGCCACTCGCTTCATTAGCTCCACCGACCCATTGCATAAAAGCGTTTTCAACTTTAGTTGCCGACGATGAAACGGTCTGCGGCAACTCACCATATTCATTCCGGAGCTTACCAAGCTGGCTGATAAGGGCTGGCACTACTTTATCAATGGTTAACTGCCCCTGATCCGCCATAGATTTTAGGTCTTTACGCGCAACTCCCATACCTGCCGCAAGCGCCCGTATAACCCTGTCGCCGCTCTCGTTGACGGCATTGAATTCTTCGCCCCTCAGCACACCCTGCGCAAGAGCCTGGCTAAACTGAGTGATGACCGAACTGGACTCCTGAGCATTCGCGCCAGAAAGTTTTAACCCAGTAGAAATAGCCTCAGTAATATCCAGCACCTGGCTGGAGCTGTAACCATATTCCCGCATTGAGGCTGCTGAACGGGAAAATAAATTAGCGTTGTCAGAAAAAGATGTGCCCGTTTTCTGACTGATATCCATCAGCTGTTTTTGAGAGCTGGTAAAATCATCAGTTGATTGAGATGCCTGTTTTAGGCGGGCGTTTACTGAATTCCATTCATCAGCCAGGGATATTAAATGCCCCGTAGCAAAAGCTCCAGCAAATGCCCCGGTTAATCCCAGTGCGGTAGCCTTTGCTGACTCCATCTGGTCAGTTAGCTCAGCAACAGAACGGCGAGTTTCCCGAACTGAAGCCGCAGCCTGCCTGCCGCCATTCTGCATTGTCTTATAATAATCAGCCCCCATACGTGACGCGCGGGCTATCTCGGTCTGGAATGACTGAGAGTTAGCAGAAACTTTAATGATAAGTTCACGCAGGGTTGCCATTTCATTTCCTCAGAAACAAAAAACCCCACATTGTGGGGCTTTTTATGATTTTAATATTATTAAATTAAACCAGCTTTTTTCCTTGCTTCTTCCAGATAATCTTTTTCTGGTTCCTCTTTTTTATGAGCAAGTGCAATCAGAAGATCAATTTGAGCACTTTGCTTTTCAGAGATTTCTTTAAGCATAGCGATCTGATCATTAGCTCTTACGCTTCCTCTGTTCAGGAAATACCAGATAACAAGATCAATAAGGCGAGCAAAAACAAATAATAATATCCAGCCAGTAGTAGTCATTTAAAGCACTCCGTGTGTCAAAAAAACAACATAACACCTGTTATGAGTGGCATCCACACGAATTATTACCGGCTATGCTGACGCAGCCAGCAGCGCTGCTTCCAGCCCTGCAAAGGGATCACCGCTGTCGCTTACCTCATCCTCTTCTGTGCCCCACTGAAGCTGAGCATCTTCAATGGTGACTTTAACGCCCTGTGCCCCGTAAACCGCTGATACCAGCTGAGCATTGAGAATATCGCCGCGAATATCGCCGATTGGGCTGATACGATCGTATTCAGCCCACATCCGGAATTCGCCGACTGTCATGGTTTGTCGCAGTTCGCCCAGCGTGCGGCCCATCCGGAGCGCCAGCGCCATCAGGAACTGCATGCCAGGCATTTTTACTTTGCTTTAGCATCATCCGCGTCACGAATGAGATCAAGTGCCTGCTTCAAAAGCCGGGAATGCACAGGGCCATAGATCGCTTCAACCTGTTCGGTGTCATCGACAGTAAAGACGGGCTGCAGGTCGGTATCAAGCAAAATATCGATGAAAAGCGTGACGTCGGCCCGCATCGTGCGGAAGGCTCGTTCTGAAGGGGTCAGTTCTGGTGCCTCCTGGGGATCCTGCCCTTCCGGTGGTTTGGGTGGTTCCGGGCTGGCAATGCCCTGCCAGCGAATCCAGGCTTCTGCTGATGGCTCACGAATGATGACTTTGGCGTTATCCCACTCCGGAACGGAGACTTCTTTTTTACGAAAGCCCGCCATCGGTGCAAGTGCCAGTGCTTTAAGACTCGGTTTTGACATTAAGTTTATCGCCGGTCGCCCGGCGCTCCGTTAATTGACGGTGACGGTGCAATCAGAAGAGGTGATCACAGTGCCATCGGCATCAGTAACCACGCAGGAATAAACCCCGGCATCACCGGATACAGCGCTGGCTTTCGTAAACGTTGCGCTAGTCTGGCCGCTGACCGTCGAGGTGCCCTTTTTCCAGACGTAGGTATAAGGTGCCGTACCGCCCTGGACGACCACGCCCATAGTCAGGGCGCTTCCTGCCGCGACCGTTTGGGACGCCGGAAGGTCAGTAGCAAAAGACAGGACTCCTGGGGCATTAATATTGGTGGGTTTGCCTTTCAGACGTAGCGAGAACGTTGCAGCAACAACACCGTTGGTTTGAGAATCCCAGGTGTGCTGACGTACCTCAGCGCGCATCAGGAATCCATTACCAGACGGGAAAATAACCTTAAATCCATAAACCCCGTCGTTATCATATGCTGCACGAAGTGCATCCTGCGCCGGGTTGCGGTAGAAGTTACCGGAAAGTGACATTTCAGACGGAGCAGGAAGGCCGTTGATATTTTCCGTTTCATCCGAACACAGCACTGTCACGTCAATATCGTTTTTCTGACCAGCGGTAAAGCTGGCCTGTTTGATAGTGCAACTCAGGTTTAACCAGGTTGCGGTATCCAGCTCTGCCGCGGTGACCGGCACAGAGGTAATCATTACTACCGTTTTTTGGGCACGTTCAAATAGTGCTGACATCGCAGCCTCCATAAATGAAAAAACCGCCAGCGGCGGTCGGATTGGATTGGATTGGTTTTTGTCAGGCAATAACCGTTATTTCGAGAGTTGCCCGATGAAGATGGGTAGTCGTGTCGTAGCCAGGAATTTTTGTCACCTCGACAGGTGAAAGAACCTGCAGGCGAGCCAGGGCGTCCAGGCGTAACGCTCTGGCTTCGTCATTCGTTTCAGCCCATACATCAACCTGAATGCGCAGTGTCGACTCTGCCTGGCCGCAGAAAACATCCCCGGCAACATCAGTCGGTATCGAGAAAATGACATAGGGAGTGGAAACTGCAGGAAGTCCGTCGCTGCCTAGTGGCACCACATACGGATAAACCCGCCCGTCTGCCAGCGACGACAGCAGGTCATAGAGCTCATCCTCTGTCATTTTGATAACACCTCATCGATAGCCTGATTCATCCGCTGCATCGCCACATGCGTAGCTTCTTCCATGCGGGTATCAAAAGCTGGGCGAACAAACGGATGTGCAGGCGCCGTAGATGTTCCCAACTCCACGAAGCGCCAGTAAAACGCATTCCGCTTGTTGCTGGCCTTCATTGTATTGTCGCTGTTCCCCGTTCGCGGGTTAACGCCTCGAATATGCACCCCCGATGATATTTCACCGCGACGGCGGCTTTTCTGGGTGACGACAACAACGTTTTTCTTCAGCTTACCGGTCTGTTCCGGAGCACGATCAATCACTTCCTGCCGGAGAACTTCAGCCCCGGCACGGGTCGAATCCCGGAGGACTTTATTGTTTTCGGCTTTGCTGAGGGTTTGCAGGTCTCGGGCGATATCCTGCAAACCGGAAAAATCCAGATTCACATCAATCATTTTTCGGTCCCCTGTTTGCAGAGAATTTCCAGCCGGGTACCTTTGATATCCGGAACCGGAGGGCCGGTAACGTTAAGAACGGCACCTTTAAACGGGCCGGTGCGGACGTTCAATCTGGACGCGGCTGAAATATCCTTGCGAAAACGCACCCAGACTCGGATTGTCGCATCAGCATGCTCTACGCCAGCGGCTAACAGCTCACGACCGCTTATCCCCTTAACCTCGGCCCAGATGGTTTTCCCATCTTCCCATTTTTCAACCGGCTGACCTGATGGCATTCTGGAGGTTGTGAAGTTTTGAATGGTGACCCGGTGCCGTAATCGTCCTGCCTGCATATCACCTCCTACGTACCTGGTACTTTGCGATGCTGTTTCAGAATTGCATCAACACCGAACGGAATAGAGTTAACGCTGTCGCTACTAACAGGCTCCCGGTTTTCATACCAGTGCGAAACCAACAGCATCAGGGCCAGTTTGATATCGTCCTCGATTACCACCCCGTCAGGGTCGTCGTCAGGAACAGCGTTATCATAAAGACGGCAATTAGTGATTTTTTCCGCATGCTTCAGAGAGGCGTTGAGGTAGAGCGTTAACATCACATCCTCTGTGTCATCATCGCTGTCGATACGGCACTGGTAACGAAGCTCTTCTACAGAGGGCTTCATTTTCCCTCACCCCGCTTATTGCTGGTTTTAGGCTTAACTGGTGTTTCAATTTCAGGCTGTTTAGTCCCGTCGAGAATCCCCATCTGGGCAGCAACCTCAAGAGCACGTTCAGGAAGTGAGCCAGCCTCATATTCACCGGCGGTAATATTTATGATCTGAATGCCATCAGGTGACCATTTCAGGTCTTTTTTCAGCAGCATCATGACCTCCATAAGAATGGGGCCGAAGCCCCATCAGATTATGCGCCTGCACCGATCTGCAGCAGTTTGATGGCCTGAGAATCGGCGAGCATTCCGCCGGTACGTTTGGTGGTGTAGAAACCAACGAATGGTTTGTTGGTATACGGGTCGCGGAGGATGCGGGTACCAATGCGATCAACGATGGTATAGCCGCGTTTAAAGTTACCGAACGCAATTGCTTTCGCATCAGCTGCGATATCCGGCATTTGCTCATTCTCAGCAACGCCATAACCTGCCAGAGAGGAAGGCTGGCCCAGCTCAAGGCCCGGACGCCAGAGATAGTTACCCTCGGAGTCCTTCAGAATGCGAACGGCAAACAGGCTGTTGTTATTCATCATGAACTTAGCGCCGTTGCGGTGCACCTTGCGCAGGGTGTAGACCAGTTTGATAATCGCATCTGCAGTCACACCAGCCGCCACACCGGAAAGAATGTGCTGCAGCGTGCCAAAGGCACGGGTTTTATCGTCATCCAGAGTCGAGGCGTAGGCCAGGAAGCCTTTCGGTTTTTTCGTACCGTTGCCGCTGGTGAAAGCGATTTCTTCCTGTTCGGAGAACTCAAGCGCGAGTTCGCTGTTGATCCAGTCCTCTACGTTAAAGAAGGCATCATCCAGCATCGTCTGGGTTGCCTGAGGGTTTCCGTAGATTTCACCCATGAACGGTTCAATCTGAGCGAGTTTAGACGCATCAGTAGCTGGACGGAGATCGGTTTCACCGACCCAGCCGGAAGCGGTGCCGCCAAGGTTAACCAGCTTTTTATAGTTGGCACCGCCAACAGTGATAGTTGTGGCCTCCTGGCGCATCACTACTTCATCTTTCAGAAGATTAAGAATGGTGCGGTCCAGCTCTTCCGGGACAGCATATCCGCCGTCTTCATCCACACCAACCTGCAGGGCTTTACGCTCCAGATCACGCAGTCCGTCATCCTTACCCTTGCGCATAAAGTCGATGAAAGCGGTTTTGTGCTCGGTTGCGGCCTTGCTTTGAGTACCACCAGCGGGACGCCTAACCTGTTTAAGCTCATCCTCCAGCGCGGTTTTAAGCTGATCCAGCTCGGTCAGCTTGCCGTTAAGTGTTTCAACTTCTCCGGCCAGCTTGCCTTTTTCAGCTTCGATAGCGTCAATGCGTTTATCATTTTTCGCTTTAAAATCATCGAATTTTTGCTGCAAATCCTGCGCGACCTGCTCAACGTCTTTAATTTCGACTGCCATAATTCAACTCCTGATTAAAATTTGATGTTTTTCAATGCATCCAGTGCGGCATCCACACCATCAGCGTCACGCTGAGAGAGGTTGCCATAGCCCCCGGCCATGAATGCTTTGGCCTGGGTGCGGGAGAGCCCAACATCGCGCAGGACCCGTTCAATACTTTTCTGGGATGGTGTTTCGCCGCGGGCAAACGCGCTTTTAACATCGCTGACCCGAGCCTCGTCATTCGACGGAAACGTTACGGGGCTGACCTCCCAAAGGTCGATCTCCTTGAGGAGAAACACGCCTTTCTCGCGGTCGTACTCCCAGTCTTTGAGCATGTAACCAATAGAAAGGCCGGTTAAAGAACCGGCCTTCATGTGGGCATGCGCTCGCTTTGAAAGAGGATCATCATCAATGAGTAACCGGCCTTTGACATATAAGCCGACGTCATCCTCTTTCATTTCGGTATAAACCCCGATCGGTTCATCCATCTGATGCTGCCAGAGCATGGCCGGAAGTGCGTTTTTCTCCCGCCATGACTGAAGTGATTTACTGAAAGCGCCGGGAACAACGACATCGTCGTAACTGTCCTTAACGCCAAACACAGAGCCATAGCCTTCAAACTCCCCGCTGTCGCTGACAGACTTTAGCTTCAGCGGAATATCCAGCCGCTGTTTAGTCATCGGCATCATGTTGTTCCTCGGTTGTTTTGCTCTTATTGCTGTCAGACGGCTTGGTCGTCATATTCATCGGCGTCAGATAAATGTCACCGCCAGAGCGTGGGTTCATATCTTCCAGTTCACGGCAGTCGTTTGGTGAGTAAATGCCCCAGTTAATACCGGTTGAATACGATTCAAATCTGGATTTCATATCCCCACGCAGCAAAGCACCGGCATTAAACTTGGCATAATAGGTGCCCTGCTTCGATTCCTTCACCAGCCCCACGTTGATTCGCTGCTCAATACGGGTCATATACGGAACGAGTGAATAGTTAATGAAGCCAATGCCAAGGTTTTCGATATTGCTGAAGGTGGCGCGGTCGGTGTTCTGCACCATGTGCATCGGCACCCTGAACAGTCGGCAAATCTCCTCCAGTTGGAATTTTCTGGTCTCAAGAAACTGACTGTCCTCGGCATTGAGCGCCATCGACTTCCAGTCGAGCCCCATTTCGAGAATCATCGGACGATGCGCATTGCTGAGCCCGAGGTGACGATCCTCAAAATCTTTCTTCAACCTGTCATAGGCAGCGTCGGTCAACGATTGCTCAGTACGGAGAACGCCAGAAGTGACCGCGCCATTTGAGAACAGTCTTGCCCCGTGTTCTTCAGTCGCCATACCCAGAGAAATTGCCTCTCTGGCGTATGCAATTGGGTTCAGACCAACCAGCCCGTCAAAGGTCAGTGTTCGGACGTGCCAGATATCATCCTGACCCAACACATCCGTCGAACCATCAGGGAAAGTGACCTGATACACCGGTTGCCACTGACTGTTAAGCTTAGGGTCAACGCAGCCCGGATCAATGGGTAAAAGCTCGACCACCTCACCCAGCGCTTTGACCTTGTAGGCATAAAAATTACCGCGCAGGCAAAGACACACAATGACCAGCTCCCAGAACTCCTGAGGGGTCATATAGTCATTTGGCTTCATGGTCAGTAATTTATGCAGCCTTTCAGAGGTCGCTTTTTGCTTGCTGTTGCCAGTGACCTTGTACAGGTTGCAGGGAAGCATTCCCATTGACTCAGCCAGCACCCTGATGCAACCAAACACCGCTGTAAGACGCATCGCTTTCTGGCTGCTGACGCGCTTTCCGGTATAGGTGTCGTAAGTCATCCCTACGGCTTCCGCTAACTCTGCAGGTGTGGTCACCGGAGTATTAGATTTTTGAAACAATCCGGGAAAGAACATCAGTCACCGCCTTCGTTTTGAACATTACGTGGCGCGGACAAATATTTTGATACTGCCCATGACCAGAACAGACACAGAACACCAGCAGTAATAAATCCTGCGGGCGGGAATATCAGCCATGCGCCATATGAAAACAAAGCAGCACCAATCACCCCGATCAGCGGGGCAAGAATCATCAGGATCATAAGCGCCTCTTTAAAGTGAACGGACGCCGTAACTTTCCAGGTGATCAGAAAGGCTCGCCTCAGGTTCCCCGCCATTAACCAGCATTCGACTCATTGCGGTAAATAGCGCAGCGGGGCCGTCTATTTTGGCTTCCGGCGTGGATTTGTTAGGGAAAATGTTGTCATTTTTATCCGGCTTAACGGTAACGTTTGACATCATCCAGTTCATTACCGGGTGATTGCTGTGGTGGAAACGCCCTCCGTAGACCAGCGATTCAACCTCTTTCATGGATTCAGAAAAGTTTCTGACGGTTTGAGGGACCTCCACCAGCGGCACGCCTTCTTCTGCCAGCGCCAGGCTGAACTGCGTCGCACTCCACGGGTCGAATCCGGTTTCTTTCAGGTTCTCGCCGTTAATCCATTCAAGGAAATCCGCTTTTATCTGGGCATGATCGATAACATCACCATCGGTAAGCTCAAGTTTTCCCAGCTCGGCCCATTTGCGATACATCTGCGCCATCTGTGCAGAACATTTTTCCAGCCGTCCTTCAGGTAGCCAGAATTTAAAGTCAGCATGGGCGTGTCCATTATCAGCACGCCAGAGCTTTACGGCTGCGCAAATATCAATTTTATGCGCCAGGTCAACGCCAGCCCACATGGGGTAGGTTTTAAGCTCATGCCGGGGAGCTATATACTCGCATTTCTCCCATTTCATCATGTCCATCCAGGCAGACTCAGCCGTTACCCAGATATTCATGTGTTTGGTGAAAAAGTTAACCCTGGCGGAAACCTGCTCTTTCGCTTTCTTAGCCAGGCGGCGTAGGTCGTCCCAGCGCTTGCAGATACCGAGTCCGGGATTTGCCTTCTGCCATACCGTTTCATCAAAGGGATCATCATCCTTATCGAGGGTAAAGATAATGGCAAAATAGGTGTCATCCTTTACCGCGCCTTCAACGTCGCTGTTGTAGCCACGTAATACTTTGATGGCGTAATCACGCTGTTCGTAACAAATACCCTCTTTGTTGAAACCCGCTGTGGTGATGCCAAACAGCAAAGATTGCAGACGGGCCCCCGTTGCAGTCTCCAGAACGTCCCACACATCACGCGTTTTATGCGCGTGCAGCTCGTCAATAATGGCGCAATGGATATTCAGGCCGTCAAGGTTATTTGCATCGGAAGACAGCGGCTCAAATTTAGAGGCGGTTTGCTCCTGGTAAATAGCGAGTTTATTGAACTCAAACAGCTTACCCAACGTTGGCTTGGCCTTTTTGACCATGTTTTTTGCATCTTCAAACACGATCCGTGCCTGGTCTCTCGTCGTCGCGGCGGAATAGACTTCTGCACCACCCTCGCTGTCAGCGCCGGTCATATACAGGCCAACGCCAGAAGACAGGGTTGACTTAGCGTTTTTACGCGCAACTTCGTTATAGGCGGTCCGGAAGCGGCGAACCATTACCGGCCTTCCACTGCCGTCATTGCGCAGCACTATTTCGCCGGTTTCTTCATTCACTAGCGGAATAACAAAACCGAAGATGTTTATCAGAATGAAAATATGCCAGTCCATTAATTCAATCGGCTGACCAGCAAGAGCGCCTTTAACGTGAGGCACAAACTTATAAAAATTTAGAATATGCTGCGCACGCGGTTCACTGAAGTAAACGCCACGTTCCTCGCCGAATTTCAGATCATCAAGGAAGCGCTGGCAAGCGAGGCGAACAAATTCGCAGGCAATGATATTTCCCGCCACGACGCGCTCAGCGTAGCGTATGCCATCTGCAACTTTAGCCATTAGTCTCTCGAATTAAGGAATTTGCTGATCAGGTCATCGTCAGGTGTCGTTTCTCGGTTGACTTTCGACCGGCTTGAAGGAGTCATGCCGAACTCGCCCAGCATTGCACGCATACGTTTCCATGCATCTGCTTTCATCATTGCCGCCGGGTGAGGCTTAATCATTCTGATTTCACGTTCTTTCCCTTCATCAGGATCATCCTCGCTGTAAACCGCGTAGGTATATCCCTCACGATCAAGGGTTTCACAGTGATGGCGGTATTCTGTATAGGCTTCAACGAGCAATTCAAGCGCCCGCGCGTCAAGCTGGGACATAACGCCGATAGCGTCCAGTTCCTCAGCAATCCGCTTAAACCAGTACTTCCCCTGCTTGTCGAAATGCTTCGGTGTTGGGGGTACCCCTTTGGGTGGCTCTGGTTCGTTTTTGTTGATCGCTCGCTTAGATGGGTTACCCCTCACCAAACGTAGATGTGTCGGGGTTTTCGGCGGTCCAGACATAATCGAAAACTCCTATTAATCATCGGATGGGGGACCCCAAAAAAAAGTTTCTAACCTGCGGCGGTGTGAAAAAAGGCTAGGCGGCGGTCCTTTTGGCGGTCGCCCGTAGGGATTTGACCCCGCCCCCCCCTCTCTCTCGCATCAAATGAGAATTGATATCATTTGATGCGTTCGCGCCCGGTTTTCGTTCGATGGCAGGGCCAGCACAGGCTTTCGAGGTTCGAATCGTCATCGGCCCCCCCATGAGCCTTGGCCTTGATGTGGTCAACCGTCTTTGCTGCGACAGCTCGCCCGCTGCGAAGGCAGTTCTGGCACAAATGGTTGTCGCGTTTCAGGATGCGCTCACGCCTGATATCCCACTGACTACCGTAGCCACGCTCGTGTCGACTCTTTCCCTGTTGATGCTGTTTCCAGCCTTCATTGCGATGCTTTTCGCAGTAGCCTGAGCGGTCCGTGGTTGTACCAGGGCATCCACGCTTACGGCAAGCACGTGGAATTAGTGCAGGCATATGTTCCCCATAAACATGATAAAAAAAACCGCAGGCGTTCGCATGCGGCTTTTTTTAAATATTAATTAACAATTTGGGATGATTTAATCGTAAGATTCTTGATTATTTTTCAAGAGCACTTTGAATAGCATCAGCCAATGCACCTATTTTCTTAGTCACGTTTTCTAAATCGTAACCAGACTTTACCCCACCCATTGCTGTTGTCGAAGAAACAGAAGCTTTGGCAATTTCCAGCGCCGCCTGAACAGCAAGAAGTCTCTGGTTCAGCTTGATTGCCTCTGCATGGTCTTTTGCTACTTGATCGAAATAGCTCTCTAACATTACAACCTCCTTTTGTTATGGAGGTTTTAGATTACCGCGATGATTTATCCGAATAAAGCATTATCGAGCCACCTCTTAAAGTGACTCTGTAATGCCTTAACTCGCCAACCCTGCGCTGGTATCAAACAGCGCTAGCGCTTCGGTCGACTCCTGAACTGCTTTGATGGTCCGCGCCACCACTTCGGATTCAGTTGTCACGCGACTGTACTGCTGGATGAACAGCTGATATTTGAGCTGGCTATCCTGGACGAACGCAATAGCCTCTTTTGCGGCTGCTGTGTCGTAGTTCAGGGTGGAAAACAGATTCAGTCGGATCTGTTCTGCTGGTGTGATCTCTGACATGTCTTACCTCTGTGCGATGTGGGGAGCATTATCGAAGCCACTCGGCAGAATGGCTCCTGTAATGCCTTACTTAACTGTTTCGATGGTCGCGCCGTGGCTGTTGGTGATGTAAATCTGATCGCCTTTGTAAAGAAACTGGTATCCAACACCACCAAGCTCATGTATGTCCGGGAAAGCTGGCGAAGGAATCCCTGAACAAATAATGGCAATGCAATCAGCCCGGTTTGCTCCAGTACGCTCGACCGTTAATTGATGCTCATCGCCAACTGGTTTCGTCATATCTTGGTCCTCATAGGACATCGGGATATGCTCAATGATGTCAGGCGCCATAACATCCAGTTCATCAGCAAGAGCAAAAGCCTGACGCCATTGCTCAGAGCCAGGGCGAGCAACGGTGATTTCTTTTGCCTCATACAATGAGGTGGCGTTGTTAATAATCTGCTTAACGGTAAACATTTTCTTCTCCTGCTTCTGGTAATAAAAAGCCCCGCTATTGCGAGGCATCGTATTTACTTGTATTTGATATTTATTGCCAACGAATCAACCTGGTAATCCGTCGATGTAGCTAAATATAAAACTGGCATCCATCATATTACTTTGATTAAAGCGGCTTCTTTTTATTGCCTCAAACCCTTCCTGCTTACTGGGCCAATTATTGCAACAATCATTCATATTGTTGTTTTTTTCAAACCACAGTTTTTTGAAACTGAACTCTTCAGCAACCTTTTCAAAAGCAACAACTGTTTTCTTCTGAGTTCGTGTAGCAGTGATGATCACGTGGCATCCCATCTCAGCTAACTCTTTGGTAGATTTTTCAACCTGAGAGCCCAAATCCCCCAAAGTGGATATCCCAATCTTAAGTCCATCACGCTCAAATACAGCTATAAGATCCTTTTCTCCACCAGGGTGGGGTTTTGCTGCCATGAAAGATGCATAGCGATCACTTTGCTCAAACAGTTTTATCAGAAATATTAGCGTTTCACTTTTTCCCCTGTTGCTGGAACCGAATACACCCATCATTAAGTTCATCTTGCAGCACTCCTTACTGTGTCGTCTTCCCTGATATAATGCTCATGCTGTGTTGATGCAACAGTTTTTATTAGCTATTAGTAGCCTTGTCGGTTTGTTGCGGGCAGTTCACCAGCACTGATTTGTTGTGCGCCAGAATGTCGCGCTTGGTCTGCTTATCCAGCACGTCGATATCGTGGTCGGTCAGGTAGATAATCCGCACCCAGCTGCAGGCGGTATCAACGACTGCCGGGGCGGGTGAAGTGCTCGCGCAGCTCCCGATCAACATCGTCATCAGGCATATGGCTAACAGTCTGCTGTACATCGCTGGCCTCTTTCGTGACTTCTGCCTTACGTTCTGCCGCGGCGACGGTGGCGACGGCGTTCTCTTCGGTACGCTGCTGATCGGCTTTGGCTTCAGCCTTACTGGTCCCGCGAGCATGACCGATGCCGAACGCACCAGCGATAGCACCCAGGATGACAACCACCAGCCCAGCAATAATTTCGTAGCTCATTGCGGCTCCTTCAGTTCGTCGGCCTTAGCTTTCAATACTGGCTGGCGTACGTATTGCGATAGCACGGCCAGCACCACCAGCGCAGGGCTAATCAACGCAACGATGTTTGGCGGCAGAATATTTTTGATATCTGGCGGCAGCATCACCCAGGCGTGCAGCGCAGCATCCGGGAATGACTGCGCCCATACACCAACCAGCGCGCCGATAGCTCCCAGCTTTACAGACCACGTTTTCAGCAGCAGGCTGGCCATGGCCTACAAACTCCAGCCGGGTATATTTGCGCAGAAGTAACAGAACGAGCACAGCCACCAGCACGAGCAAAGCGAAAATGATCATCTTCACAGGACACGCTCCTTAACCCAGCCGTAGAGAAAATCCTCGTTGGCTTCGCGGCCCTCCGCCAGTTCGAGATATCTGGCACCCTGGCTGCAGTTCAGCGCGCGCAACAGAACCTGTTCACCCTCTTTCCCGCGGGCAGAAAGATATCCCTTAAGCGCGGTGATGGTTCGGGGGCCAATGGCACCATCCGGGATCAGATCGGGATAAAGCTTCCCGCGCATATTCATTGCCGTCAGCCAGCGCTGAAAGAACTTACTGGCGACAGCTGGCCCCATGTTCACGCCAGTGTCGCAAAGCTCATCTGCCAGTAACGGAGATAAACTTGCCACCTGGTCGAACCGGGGTCCGGTCCAGTAATCGCTCAGCAGGATTTGCTTTGCTGTATCCCTGGGCAGGTTTCGCATATCACCGGTGTAGCCATGTGCACGGGCGGTGGTTTGCGTGATGCCCCAGCGGGTCGGCCCGCCTTTATCAGATGGGTGATCGACATAACCACCCTCTTTGCCGAGGATACCCTCGATAATTTGATCTGCTGTCATGGTTAAGCCTTGTTATCGCCGCCACCGATACCGAATCGGCTGCCAAGATATTTCATTGCAAACGCCCTGATGGCGTCTACGCCTACGAACCCAACCCCACCGCCAATGGTGATTGAGAGAGATTTGGGGAAGTCGAAGTATTCAAGCCCCGATGCGAATGTCAGCGTTAGCGCCCCACACAGAAGCCCCTCAAGAAACATCTTTTTCCAGCCACCGCCGCTATAGGCGATACGTAGACCCGCCATAATAACTGAGAGCAGCACGGCCCCCAGCGGCGTATCTCCGCGCCACCAGCTCTGCAGCAACTCCAGCAGATCAGG